GCGAAGTAGAGGCTCCTGAATTGGACTTGGAAAATGACAAAGACTGAATCATTTAGAGACAGGGCGAAAAGAGAAGCGATTGATGCCACTATAAAGGGTGGGGATATAGGCAAAAAGACTGGCAGGGGCGAGAGTATCTCTCCTCAGAAGAACGACGATACTAGTGGAACCAATAGGACAAAAAGGAGGTAGATAATGGCTGGAGATTCATTAGTGAAAAAGGTATTTGGCGCAATTAGTGGGGAGGCTGCGGGAGGCGTCGCTGGTAAAGCAATCCGAACTTTTAGGGACATGGCGGTAGACGACGCAAAAAAAGCTATTCCGTTGCCACCAATCCCCCCTGCGAAAAAGGCTTCGCCTTTAAAGAGACTGTAAATGGCAATCACGTTACCGCATAAATTTGTACCGAGGGACTATCAGGTTCCGATCTTTGATGCGATGGAGAGCGGATACAGAAGAGCAGTGATGGTGATGCACCGTCGTGGTGGCAAAGACAAGACCTGTCTGAACATCATGATATCTAAGATACCCCAGCGAAAAGGTGCGTATTACTACTACTTCCCTACGCTGTCTCTGGGGAGGAAGATTCTCTGGGACGGTATGGATAAAGCTGGCATGAAGTTTATGGATCACTTTCCTCGTGGTATGGTTGTAAAGTCTAATGAACATGAAATGAAGTTGTTGCTTTCGGGAGGCTCTACGTTTCAGATCCTCGGAACAGACAGGCTCGACGTTGTAGGTGTTAACCCAGTCGGGTGTGTGTTTTCTGAATACGCACAACAGGATCCGAGAGTATGGGACTTTATACGTCCCATTCTGACCGAAAACGAAGGGTGGGCGATGTTTAACGGAACCCCTCGTGGCAAGAACCATTTATATCGTATGCTTCGGATGGCAAAGCTTTCCGACAGGTGGTTCGAACAGGTACTGACCGTAGAGGACACCAACGCTATATCTCTGGCAGACATTCAGCTCGACAGAGACGAAGGCATGAGCGAGGAAATGGTTCAACAGGAGTATTGGTGTAACTTCGAGTTTGGTCTTGAGGGTTCGTACTACGCACAGCTTATAGCACAGGCTTATAAGGAGGATAGGATCTGTGATGTGCCTCATCAGAGGGCATACGGAGTCTTTACTTCATGGGATATAGGCGTGGGAGATACCAACGCTATATGGTTTCTCCAGCAGGTGGGACCGTGGATCCATGCTATAGACTATTATGAGATGAATAATGTAGGCGTTGATCACTACGCCAATGTCTGCAGACGAAAAGAAACAGAAGACGGATATAATTATATTGCACATTACGCTCCACATGATATAAACGTAAGGGAGTGGGGAGCCGATCAGGCTGCCAAAAGAATAGAAACAGCACGGAACCTTGGCATCAACTTTACGAAAATACCTAAAGTTAAAAATAAGCAGGATGGCATTGATTCCGTGCGAGCTATATTGCCGATTATGCGTTTTGACAGAACCCGCTGTAAGGGTGGAATAGACGCACTACAGGACTATCAGAAAGTTTTCAATGAGAAATACAATGTATTTGCAGACCAACCGCTAAAGAACTGGGCTATGCACGGTGCAGACGCACTTGAAACTGGAGCAGTAGCCATTAAAATACACGGAGACCTTTCGTCTGCCAGTATGTCAGAGCAGGAAGCAAGGGATCTGGAAGAACAGTATGCCTCAAAAGGGGCAATGTAAATTATAAGGAGATTTTTATGGCTAATTCAAAGATTGTGTTGAAACGTAGAAGGAAGCCAAGGAGGGAACGCTATGGCTGAAATACAGTATGAAAGAACGAGGTTTGATCAGGGTAAGGGTGGAAACGGAATACTTGTTGAATGGAAGAGTGTAACCAATGCGGATACATTTAAGGCGTTTACCGCTCCTGCGTTTTCGGATGCCAGTGTTCAGGTAGACGGTACATTTGACAGCAGCACGGTTTTGATTAAAGGCACAAATAATCCTGCCAGTACCCCTGCAAATTTGCAGTCACTGGTAGACATCTTTGAGAATGCGATGTCGTTTTCAGCGGAAGCAATGAGGCAGCTTGCACAGAATCCACTTACCATACAGCCGTCTGTTTCAGGTGGTGGTGGAAGTCAATCTCTTAACGTAAGAATTCTATTTTACTTTAAAACTTAACGGAGAAGCTATGGGGAATATAAATTGGGAAGAAACCGAAGCTATTGCTCGGCAATTTAACAAAGCTTTCAAAGCTTCTGCGGAAATACTGAAGGTAGTTGAAGCTGTGAGAGCTGCGGAAGGCAACGTGTCGTCTCTTCTTTCAAAGGCGGGCGAACTTAATAAGACGGTTAATACATCAATTATAGAGAATGAGCGTCTGAAAACCGACGGTGACGAACTCGACAACGTAATTAAACAGAAGAAGCAGATGGTGGACGAGCTTAATGATAAAGTTACCAAGCTTGAAAATACCTTGGAAAGTGGTTGTTCTCAGAAAGTCTCGGAGCTGAGAAACTCCTTTGCCGAGGCAAAGGCAGAGTCTCAGGAAACATTTGACCAGCTACAGCGTGAACATAGCGAAAAAATAAAGGCGATGGATTCAGAGCTGGAAGCTAAAGAAGCAAAAATTAAAGAGGTGAATGCTGCCCTTAAAGGGCTGAGCGAGGGCGCTGGTGTTTTGGTTAAATAATAATGGCAGAACGCAGAATAGATAAATACAATGAAACGTATAACAACTTTATCGTTATCTGGGATAAGTGGATTAAAGAAGCCGACAGTGATATGCGGTTCGTTCTTGGTGATCAGTGGAGTTCAGCAGAGAAGGGTTACCTCAAGAGTAAAAGAAGGAACGCCTTTGTCTTTAACAAGATAAAACGCATCATTAAGATTATTTCTGGTTACCAGCGTAAGAACAGGCTCAGTTATAAAGTTGACCCGAACGAAAACTCTGACACCGAAGATGCATCGATATGGAGCCAGACGCTTCAGTACATAATGAAGCACTGTCAGGGTTACAACGTGATGTCGGATGCGTTTGAACAGGGTGCGCTTAAAACTGGGTTGAACTTGGTAGAGCCTTGGCTTGATTTCAGTACGGATCCCTTAAACGGAGAGTTGAAGTATACGAGGATACCGCACAACAGGTTCCTTCTCCATCCGTCTTTTACGAGAAGAGATCTGAGCGACTGTCCCGAAATACTCAGGCGGGAATGGATAACAAGAAGTGCAGCGAAATCGATTGCACCATTCTTTGCGGGCGAAATAGATAAGTTGAAGCCCATGCGACCAGCGCAGGATAACAAATATATAACGTCTAATTTCAATGAAAACCTGTTGAAGCATGAGCTGTTAAGATATGACGAACACTGGCAGAGAGTCAGTAAGCCAGTGATTGTGTTCTTTGACGTAAATACAAACAGGATGCATCGTTTTGACGGTACCGAAAAAGAGGCAAATGATATATCGAAAGAGTTCCCTTCTCTTGAAAAGATAAAGAGGTTTGAGAGAGATGTTGAGGTAACGATATTTATAGAAGACGAAGAGATTTATCACGGTCCAGACCCGATGGGGACAAATAATTTCAGATTTGTGCCTGTTATGGGGTATTTTGATCCTGAGTATATTGAACTTGATAAGAAGATACAGGGTGTTGTCAGGGACATCATCGACCCCCAGAGAGAGGTAAACAAACGCAGAAGCAAGAACCTTGACATACTCGACTCCCAGCTCAACAGCGGGTACTTCGCAGAAGAAAAATCTGTTGTGAACAAAGAGTCTCTGTATCAGACAGGGCAGGGTGGTGTGATATGGCTCAAGCAGCAGGCAGGGAGACCTATTTCGGAACGTGTGGCGAAGATAACGCCCCCTGACATACCAGCAGGGAACCTGCAGATGCAGAAGGTCATGGACGATGATTTGGTCGAGATCTCTGGGGCGAATAACGAGCTGTTAGGGCTTGCAGACAAGGATGATGTTGAGGTGGCTGGTATACTGGCAAGGGTGAGGACTGGGCAGGCACTTACGACTTTGCAGGATCTCTTTGATAACTATAGTACGTCCAAGGAATTGCTCGGAAGAATCACAATGGCGATAGTGAGAAAAAACTGGGATGCGGAAAAGATACACAGGATTACGAACAGACAGCCATCTGCACAGTTCTTTGACCCTGATCTCTCACGGCATGACGTGGAAGTTACAGAAGGCTTGTTGACGGACTCGCAGAAACAGATGCACTTCATGCAGTTGCTTGGCATGAAGAGGGCTGGAGTTAAAATTCCAGACTCTGCAATTATACAGGCATCCAACCTTGAGAGGAAGGACGAACTGGCAAAGATAGTAGAAGGTCAGGCAAAAATGGCTACGCAGTCGCAGCAGATTCAGGATCAGGTAAATCAGGCAGCGATAGAATCAACAAAGGCAAAGGCATTTAAAGATGCCAGTACTGTTGAAGTTAATAAATCGAAGGCTAATCTTAATGAGATACTCGGAATTAAGGCTGCTTCGGAGATCGAAATAAACAAGGTTGCAACTGCGATGTCTATTGCAAAGGAAATCGATGAAATAACGAAGCCAGAAGAACAGAAACAATTAGTGACACAGAGATGAAAAAGTATTTTGACAAATTTGGAACTCTGAGAAATATTTCAGATACTATACCTGATGTAATCAAAGAACATAATTCTGCAAGGGTTGAAACTATATCACATGGAGGCATAGGGCTGTTGATGCAGTCAATGATTGCAAGGGCTAAAGGTAATGTCAGGGTATACCCAGACATGACTGGGAACAGGGGGTTTACCGTTAAGAAGGAGAATGTATGCTGACCTTTCACGAAGCACGAAACGAGATGACCCTTGACCTGCAGAAGTCGATGGAAAAGGTCGTTAACAGAAAGAAAAGCGATCCAAACTATTACATTCTTATAGCAGCGCAGGTAGATAATTGGAATTCCGACGTAATTAACAATAAAATTATACTGCTCAAGGAAAAAGATAAGCCCAAGGTTCCGATGATAGGGACGATACTCTACCATGTTGACAACAACAAGGGGGAGCTGGTGAGGATCTGGGTGTTTCCGAGAGATGTTAT